GGAAATTTCTTATATCGTCGGTGACGCATCACGTTGCCGTCATTACGTCCCTTAGAGTCTTTCTGAGCGAACCGAGCAAAGGTCAGGTTCTTCTTTGCCACGGGCAGCATCTTCGATTGGATCGTGAGTGCGTCTTCGGTACTCAGGTCACCATAAAGATTGCCACTAGTGGTTGCGTAGGCACTAGTTGTAATAGCCATTTCTAATTCCTTTCAATAGGTTAACCCCCGGTCAATCCTGCCCAAAATGCAGCTTTGCTTTGAGGGTCGCTTACTCTTGGTTTTGGTCTTTCGGGTGAGGCTTTGCGAGAAATGACTGTCGATGCAGTCTTTCTACGCTCTAATTTCGCCTTTTCGGAACTAGATGGGTCTTCAATCGGCTGTTCACTAGACGGTCCTGTGGCTTCGTCCGGGTACTCAAAAAGGAATCCTCTAAGTAAGTCCACAAAGCCTTGCGGATTACTGAAATCGGTCACTACCCCCTTTCTCCAATCGTTTGCAAGTACCCACTGTGCGAACACCGGGCTGTCGAAATCAATCGTAGATGAGTTAGTGATTCCTAGTTGTTCGTTTGCCAGACGATGACGTAGGCTCAAAGCCTCTTGAACTTGCCGTTTCTGTCTTTCCTTGCGGAACTCTTCAATCTCGGGGTTCACCGTGCTTTGCATCTGTTGAATGCGCTTGTCAAACAGGGTGGTCATCCCTCGAAGTAATTCTGGGAAAGCCTCTAGTTCCTCTCGAACGTCCTCTGGTAACTCCTGTAGCAACGTGGCTATATCTGAGACAGCAGGGGTCTTCTCCTGCGTCCTTGGAGCACTCTCTTCAGCTTTCTGCCTAGGGGTCTGTAGGTCTTTAAGCTGACCTTCGAGTTGTTCGATCAGATCATCCTTCGCTTTGTTTTCACCCTTTAACTTGGTGATAAACTCCTGCGAATCTCGGAACCGCTTTGCTAACTTGGGGTCAGCTTGCGGTGGCTCTTCAGCTTGTTCCTCCGGGGGGTCATCCGTAGCAACTTCAACTGGTTGGGTTTCTTCTTCCTCTACAACTGGTTCCGGTTCCGGAGCAGGAGTAGCAGGTTTTCCGGTCACGATCTGTGACCACATTTCATCACGAGAAGGTTCTGCAGGGGTCGTATCCTGCATGTTAACGTCTTCTGACATTGTCACTTTGTTTAGAGAGTTTAAGTACGAAGTCTGGGTAATCCAGCAACTCCTGTAGGGCCTGTATACGACCCACCCTCAAGTTATGCTGTGGCAACTCCTCTGGGGTCACCAGCAACTTGAGTCGGTCTGTTTCCTCCTGAATTCGGATTTGGAGAACCTCCTGTAGGTGAAGCCATAGCTTCTGACCTCGGAGGACTTCCATCTCGTCCACGGTTATTGGGTACTTCTGGTCTCTGCTGTGCTGCCAGTTGTTCACTTCGCATTTCCTCTAGAACGTTGACTAGTTCTTGTTCCTGTTGTGCTTGGGCCTGTTCCTGTTGTAGTTGCTGCTGGTTTCTCATTTGAGCCATTTGCTGGGCTTCCTCCTTCAGCACAATAGATAAATCACTGAAATCAGAAGGTTGTACAGGTTGACCCATCTCCATCATCTTTAGAATCCTCTGGATCTCCAGTTCTCGTCGTTGCTTGCCGATGGAGTTCCTCTCCTCTAGGGCAGCATCCAATCGCTTGAGTGCCTCTTCAACTTGTCCTTTTTGCTTTTCCTTTTGACCCTCTATTTGTAGCTGCATCTGCACTTGCTGCATCTGCGACTGCTGGTCTTGTTGTTTCTCTTCTGGGGTCTTTAGTAGCTCATCAGGCTCTAGGTTGAAGGCATTCAAGATCGGCTTTGCCAAACGCTCGATCCTCATCTCCTGCGCTAGTTGGGGTAACTGCTGGAGAACCTGCATGAACTGCAGGAGTTGTTGGTTATGGACCTCTTCTGCGATGTAGCGTTCGTAGCCCGTACACAAGGCTTCGGCATCACAATGTAATTCCGGATCGTCCGTATCCACCAAGATCCAACGATAGATCCCGGTTAGGGCGTTCTTCATCATGTTGGAGATCGACTGCACCACTGCTGCTGTGGCCCGATTCTGATTAGAATTCAGAAGGGACATACCTGTTGCGGTACGAGTCTGATAGCTTGCTGTCTGTCCCATACCGATGGGGGATTGGCCTGATGCTAGGTTTGCCTCTCGTTGCAGGAACTGCATCAACTCCATCAACCCATTGGTCACGTCCGGAATCAGGATCGGTCTGAAGGCACTAGATACGTCTGCACCCGGAGCAAACTGGAAGACCTTTCCGGGGTAGAGGTCCGTAGGGTCTTCGTTTGGTGCGAGTTGGCTTGCGTCTACCCCGACCATCGGGACAGATGATAGTTCTTTGCCTTCGACATACATTGCCATCGTAAAGTTGATCAGGGACTGTAAATCCCGAATCGACCAGTAGATGCCGTCACCCCAGATCGAGTGGGTGTTGTCGTGCCAGTAGCTGAAGTGATAGGGCAGAACCCCGTCATAAGGATTCTGAACAGCCTTGATTACTCGGTCCCCGAGGACCGTGATGCAGACAGAAAGTAGGTCCGTCTCAGCCATAATCTCAGGGTCTATGTATCCCTCTAGATCCTCCTTGTCCAAGGTGCCCCAGAACTCGAGTAACTCGTACTCCTTCTCGTACTCTTGATAGGACTCCTGATGAGGGTTGATCGGCCTAGGCAGATCGCTTTGCTTGGAGTATGTTCTGTTCTGCAGAACGTCTTGGACTGCCTCTGCGTTGTACCCGTCCTGATCCGTCAGTAGCTGTCGTACCTGCACACTGGAGAGACTTGTCTTCTCGACGATATAGGACAGATCGCTATAGTTCGTAGCCTCTGGTGACGGATAGAGGTTAAAAATACTGACAAACTTCGCAGAAGGGATCTGGACTGACTCTACTGCACTCTCGATGTTCTCCAGCCGACCTCTGAACTTGCCGGAATAGACCGGGTAGTTCCTACGAATCAGTACCGGGGACTTGAGGACTCCTGTACCGTGTAGGCACATCTCGTGGACTGCCTTACCGATCTCCACTGTAAAGTCTGTCTGGTCCAAGATGTCCCTGATCCGGTCCTCCATGTTCTTGGCCCGGTCTCGGAATATCTCGTGGAGTGGCAAATGTTTCGAGAGTTCGTCTATATAAAGGGTTCTCTCCTTGTCCGTCATCTGGGGCATTTGCTCTGCCATCTGGTGTATATCGGCAGGAACAAACCTCGGCTGTCTAGACGGTTTAATCGTGAACGGGATCTTGTTGTTCTGGAAGAGCATCCCGTTGATTTTTATATGAGCACTGGTCACCTCTCGACGGGTCAGGTTCATATACGGAGGTGATGCCCCGGAATGCTTTGTCAAAGTGTCTACATAGATCCCGTTGTAAGCATCTTCTGCAGGTAACCACCGATCCGTCTCAATAGCTGTCCGATAGTCACGAGCATCTTCGTACTTATTACGAATCAAGGTGGCTAGACCGTCTTCTAGCTGATCCGGTTCCCCGTTAGGTACTTCTTCAGTCGGATTGTATTCAGCCAAGGTCTCCCTCCAGTTCCTCTAAGTATTCCAAAAGATAATCACCGACCTGTTCGTGCAGATCCTGCAGTTCGAAGCTTTCGTGCTCTTCTTCTTCCTGCTTTCTCGTGATCATCTCCCTCCAGCTTTCAAAGACTCTTGTATTAGACATAGGAAAAATTCCGGTATTCGTGTCTTCTCGGTAGAGGTCGTTCAATCGCATAGTTTGTCATCGAGGGACGAATCACTGCTCCCCAGCAAGCTAACCCTAGAGCCATCACACAGTCATCATGGGCACCTGTGTTTGCTGCCTCTTTGCCGTTCGGGAGAGTAACAAAGGTCATCATCTCATCAACTAGGGTACGATCTCGGATCAGGACATCTTCGTTACGCAACAACTCTCGAATCGTGTCCACCAACTGGGGTCGTGACTTGACCGTGGTTAGGAAACCGACTCGCTTCGTGCGCTTTTGTCCTCTCTCGTCTAGTCGTACTTCGTTATAAAGGTTTGAGTAGTTATGTTTGTCGAGTAAAGCCCGGAGGGTGACTAGACCGTGGTTGTTGCGTTCCACCACCATCAAGGCTTCGTTGTAGTACTGTCCAAGGGAAACAAGTTTCCAAGCCAGTTGGTCCGGATCTGTTTTGACTCTTAAATGAGCCACCTGTTCCATAGTTAGAGCGTCTAAAACAACGGCAACCGACCAATCCGTGTCTCGGTCATTTATTTCGATCCCTTCCGCTACGTCTGCCCCGATCCGGTATTCCCGGTTCTCTATCGGGTGTCGGAAGATATGAAGTTCACCGTTATCGTGCGGCTCTAGTGCGTAGATCGGGTTCTGGTTAGCTGTCTGGTTGTATCGATTCGTAGGTAGTGTGTAGACTTCTGGTTTCTGTTCTGTCGAGATTCGTTGTCGTATTCTCTCCAGTACGTTCCGATCAAAGACCATCCGTCCCGAGGCTAGGAATGCCTCCCTGTCTGATGTGGGATAGTCCTGATGGAATTGATCGAGTGAACCTTGGCAGTTCACATCAATCGATAATCGTCTCCACTTCAGATGCTCTA